CGTAACTGCGCGCGGCTGGTGATCTCTGGCGGTAACGTGAACAACGGTACGAATGCCGGGCCTTTCTACCGGAACTGTAACAACGGTACGGGTAATACGAACTGGAACATCGGCGGTCGCCCACTTTGTTAGATTCTCGATTTTTACGACATTATCCTAAATATTTGAATAGATAATGCCGCAGGTGCGCTTCCTTACCCCTTGGTAAAAATAGGCCGCGAATGGCGCTGGTTAGTACGCCAGGAATGGAGCTGGAAAGTCAGCGAGGCTAACAAAGAGAGTCTGAAAGGAGATAGCCATTCATGGAAGATACACAAAAGCAAGACAAGCTACCACCAATCAAATACACGAAGCGAGTCGGTCACTTATTCGAGCACGTCCGAGACCTCGACAACCTGAAGGAAGCGATCAAGGACGCGGCGAGACATAAGCGGAAGCGCAAAGAAGTCCAGAAGGTCCTGGAGGACATCGATGGACACGCGCTGGAGCTGCAGAGGATGCTGGATGAGGAAACCTTCATACCGGCCAAGTACACAATGCGACGAATCAACGATGGCATTCAGAAGAAGACCAGAGACATCGCAATCCCGCGATTCTGGCCGGATCAGTGTGTGCATCACGCATTCGTTCGCATTTTCAAACAGATCGTTCTGCATAGTGCCTATCCGTTCAGCTGCGGATGCGTACCGGGAAAAGGAACGCACGGAGCAAAGACCGCGATCGAGAAGTGGATCAGGAAGGATCCGAAGCATACCAAGTACGTCCTGAAGCTGGACGTCCGAAAATGCTATCCAACCATGAACCACGAAGAACTCCGGAAGAAGCTGCAGCGCAGGATAAAAGATAAGAAGTTCCTGCGCCTGGCAGATCGGATCATCGCGAGTTTTCAACAGCCGATGGCCACGCACGAAAGACTGCTGCCGGAGACCGATGCGGTAGGCATCCCGGTCGGGCTCTTTACCTCGCCATGGTTCTGCAACTTTTTCTTTCAGGACATCGACCACAAGGTCGCCGAGAAAACCGGAACCGCGCACAACGTGAGATACGTGGATGACATGGTCTTGTTTGACTCAAGCAAACGACGACTGCACAAAGCTCTCGAATTCATCGAAGCCGAAGTAAAAGCCACGAAGCAGACCGTCAAGGACAACTGGCAGGTCTTTATATTGAGCAAGCGCCCGCTTGACTTCTTAGGTTTCAAGTTCCATCCGAACAAGACAACCATCAGGAAGTCGATCATGCTAAGGATCAGCCGGAAAGCCAGGACGATCGCCAGAGCTGCATACGCATCCATCCGGAACGCGCACGCCATGGTTTCATACATCGGATACATCGTGAATTCAGACAGCCAACGCTTCTACGAGAAGTGGGTGCGGCCGTTTGTTAATATTAAGCATCTGAAAGGAGTAATCGCTGATGAAGACAGAAAGCAACATCAGGCCTGCGTCGCAGTTTGAAATTGAGGCGCTCCCGCCAATCGAAGGAAGATCCTGCACCGTCATTTTATATGACAATATCCAGGGACCATTCACGCGCCAGGCTTCAGGAGAAGACCAGGAGCCACAGGAATACTTCACATTTGACCGCTACACAGTAGACACGATCTACAGAGAAGGCCTCGCTGCAGCAGTCGCAGCAGACACAGAGACCTGGATCCAGAATGCCAAGGAGGCGGAAGCATCCGGAGAACAGCCGTCAGAGCTGGAAATCCTGACAAAGACCGTCACAAAGCAGCAGGCACAGATCGAGTCGATCAACCAGAGCGTCGACGACATCACGCTCGCGATTCTTGGAGGTGAGTAAAATGTATGAAAGACTGAAAAGATTATACCAGGAAGGACGCGCGTCCGAAGCAATGCTGAAGAACGCAGTCAAGAGAGGATGGATCACAGATGAAGAAATGCAGGAGATCATCGCCTCAAAGAAAGAGCCAGAGGTTCCAGTGTCTGCACCGGAATCCAGATAACACCTGCAGAAGGACATACGAGCCATGCACGGAAAGCTGCCGGTACTTCGGTACCTGCGGCGAGTGCGTGGCTTATTTTATCCCGGCAGGCCAGCAGCCATGCAGAAGCTGCAACAAATTAAATGCAGGAGGGAGGTAGGATCCAATGGACATAACAACAATCGTCGTGGCCGCCAGCATTCCGTCCGCGTTCACAGGCTTCTGCTTCTGGCTCATCGAGCAGAACATCCAGAAGCGCGCTGAGAAGGAAAAGGCAGAACGCGAGGAGCGCCAAAAGGCGGTGGACGAACGCGAGCAGATCAGAGAGAAGAATGAGCTCTGCATCATCAACAGCGTGAACGCAGCTATCGCGCTCGGAGAGGCCACAGCCAGAGCCGTGCAGAGAATCCCGGATGCGCACTGCAACGGAGACATGCACGCAGCCCTGGACTACGCTCAGAAAGTCAAGCACGAACAAAAGAACTTTCTGAACGAGCAAGCACTGAAACATATCATCGAGGAAGGAGAACAAACATCATGAAAAACATCGATTGGAAAAGAAAACTGACAAGCAGAAAGCTCTGGACAGCAGTGGCATCATTCGTATCAATGATGATCGTAGCCACAGGAGGCGCAGAGAACACAGCCACACAGGTAACGGCACTCATCATGGCCGGAGCATCCGTCGTGGCATACATCATCGGAGAAGGACTCACCGACTCCGCAAACATTGGATCCGACGATTCAGAGGAATAAGCAACACAAGCACCCAGGGCGGCCACCAGGCTGCCCTTTTTTATTTAGGAGGTATGCAAAGATGGCAATCACAGAGAAACAGCAGAGATTCATCGAAGACATAGCTAAGCACGTGCAGAAGTACGCGAGAGCATACGGAATCCTGGTACACAGTCCCATCATCGCCCAGGCAATCCTGGAATCCGGATGGGGAGAAAGTAAGCTGGCCGCCAAGTATCACAACTACTTCGGTTTGAAATGCGGATCCAAGTGGACCGGCAAGAGCGTCAACCTCACAACCCAAGAGGAATACCAGCCAGGAACCCTGACAACCATCAAGGATAACTTCAGAGTCTACGACAGCCTGGAAGAAGGCGTCAAGGGATACTTTGAATTCATCCAGCTGCAGAGATACCAGAATCTGCGAGGAATCACGGATCCGAAGGAATACCTGCAGACAATCAAGAACGACGGATATGCCACATCGAGCACATACGTCGAGAGCAGCTACCAGTTGATCACGACGTACAAACTCGCCAAATACGACAAGGAGGAAACAGCAATGAGTAAAATCGAAAAGGCAGTGCAGCAGATGGAAGCATGGGCCGGAGACGACTCCCATGGCTACGACCAGACATACAGATGGGGACAGCGTGGAGACTTTGACTGCTCCGCAGCAGTGATCCAGGCGTGCGAGAACGCAGGAATCCCGGTCAAGAGCAACGGAGCAACCTACACCGGAAACATGCTCCAGGTGTTCAAGAAATGCGGATTCGTTGACGTTACCAGCAAGGTAAACAGATCCACAGGAGCCGGTCTCCTTCGAGGCGACGTCCTCCTGAACACTTCGCACCACACCGCAATGTACTGCGGCAACGGAAAAGAAGTAGAAGCAAGCATCAACGAAAAAGGCACGGCGACAGGAGGAAAGCCTGGTGACCAGACAGGAAAAGAATTCCTGATCAGAAGATACCGTAACTACCCATGGACCAATGTCCTCAGATACGCAGCAGAGTCCCAGGCTTCCGGATCCGGAAAGAAGGACGTCGCAACCGTGGCCAAGGAAGTCCTGGCAGGAAAATGGGGCAATGGTGATGAGCGAAAGAACAACTTGACTGCTGCCGGTTACGATTACGTAGCAGTGCAGGCAGAGGTCAATCGCCTCGCAAGCGGAGCCTCAGCTCCGAAAAAGAGCGTGACGGAGATCGCGAAAGAAGTGCTGGCAGGCAAGTGGGGCAACGGAGACGACCGCAAGAAGAAGCTCAAAGCAGCAGGATATGACTATGCAGCAGTGCAGGCAGAGGTCAACCGCCTGGCCAAGGGTGGCAGCTCCACAAAGAAAAACGTGACAACCGTAGCCAAAGAAGTCATCGCAGGCAAGTGGGGAAATGGCGACGCCAGAAAGAAGAAGCTGCAGGCCGCAGGATACAACTACGCTGCAGTTCAGAAGGAAGTCAACAGACTTCTGAAATAAGATGATCCCGACATCAATGTCGGAAACATAGACAAAAGCCAGGGAGGTTATGCCTCTCTGGCTTCTTTTTTAATGACCTCGGCGTCGGCCGAGAAGAAGATATCCCACACTTCCTGTGGGGACAGATCGTAGCGGACTGCGATCCGAATAATATGCTTGCGCTGGAATGGCTGCCGCCCGTTCCAAATCGTTGAGAAGTTGGATGCAGTCATACCAAGTGACGCAGCAAGGTCTTTATTAGAGTCACCATGAGCAACCATGGCGGCTTTCAGTTTTTCTTTATCAAACATTTTTATTCATTCCTTTCTAAAAGGATAACCGTGGAGCGCTTCAATTCGGCTGCGCGGGGAAGCTGCAGAAAACCCAGGATAAAATTTATACAATCATAGGCGTCGCCTTTCTGGC